ATATGAAGAATATGTTCTTTCTATTATTGGGGCTGTAATTGATATGGGGGGAACAGGCTTATCACGATAAGGACAGGTTTCCTTTTGGCCCTTGGTGTAAACAGGGGGACTACGTGATGTTTCGTGCGCATACCGGAACTCGTTTTAGGGTAGGCAAACAGGAATATCGTTTAATGAATGATGACTCCATTGAGGCAGTTGTCGCTGATCCGAGAGCAATCTCTCGTGCATGAGGTATAGGCTATGGGTATGGAAAAGGTAGAGTTTGAATTTCCTCAACCTGAGGAAGAGAAAGAAAGTCTTGAAATTGAGATAGAAGGAGTACCAGGGCGAGAGAACATCTTAGAAGCATCGAGGGAGATAGAAGTGGTGGATGATACACCCCTTGAAGACAGGAACCGCGTACCTTCTGACCCTCCTGAAGAACTTACGGAAGCGGAGTTAAATAGCTACTCTTCCGAGAAAGTTAAGAAACGTATCAAGCATTTCAGTAAAGGCTACCATGACCAGCGTAGGGCGAAGGAAGAAGCTCAACGGGAACGGGGAGAGCTGGAAAAATGGGCCAAGCGCGTTCAGGAAGAAAACGAGGAGCTTAAAGGCAGCGTTAATAAAAGCCAAGTTACCTTACTGGAACAGGCTAAAAAGGCGGTCACTGCGGAAATTGAAGATGCCAAGCGTCTTTATAAAGACGCTTACGAAACAGGTGACTCTGATAAGGTAGTGACTGCACAGGAAGCCCTGACAACTGCTAAGATACGCATGGAAAAAGTTAACAGTGTTAAAGTGCCCTCTTTACAGCAAGCTAAGAATAGGGTACAAGTACCAGAATCTAACGCACAAACCCTTGACCCTAAAACACAAGCGTGGGCTAAGGAGAATACGTGGTTCGGATCAGATGATGAAATGACTGCGTTTTCCTTAGGGGTGCATCAGAAGTTAGATAAGGAAGGGATAACCCCACAAGGTACTCCTGACCTTTACTACGAGCGTGTTAACGCACGTATGCGACAAGTATTCCCAGATAACTTTGGAGATACAGAGAAAGACAAATTAGCTGAACCAACAACCAAGAAGCGTTCTAGTAATGTAGTCGCCCCCGCAACGCGGAGCACAGCACCTAATAAAATTAGGTTATCGGAGACACAGGTACGGGTCGCTAAAAGGTTAGGGGTTCCCCTTGAGTTATACGCCCAAAAGGTTGCAGAAGAAATGAGGAAAGACAATGGCTGAGAACAAATTAGATCGGGAACAGGAAACGCGTGAAAAAAATACCCAAAAACGTGCATGGGTGAGGCCAGAGCTTTTACCTAGCCCCACTCCCGAAGAAGGGTATACCTATCATTGGGTGCGCGTCAGCACTCGCGGTGAGCCTGATCCTACTAATGTCTCCTCAAAATTACGAGAAGGTTGGGAGCCTGTAAAGGCAACTGAACACCCAGAAATTGAACTTGTAAGTATCGAAAACGAACGCTTCAAGGACAATATTGTAATGGGGGGTTTGATGTTGTGTAAGGCTCCTGTCGAACTTGTTGCACAGCGGAATGCGTATTATCGACAACACGCTCACCAACAAATCGAATCGGTTGACAATAACTTAATGCGAGAGAATGACCCTAGAATGCCATTGTTTTCAGAAAAGCAGTCTCAGGTCACTTTCGGTAAAGGAAAAGGATAGAGGAGCTAATTATGGCTTATCCCACTGTATCGGCCCCTTACGGGCTTAAGCCAATCAATTTGATTGGCGGACAGGTATTTGCGGGAGCCACACGTCAGTTGAAAATTGCCTCAGGATATGCGGCAAACCTTTTGAACGGGGACATTGTTAAGATAGTTAGCAGTGGAACCGTTGAAAAGGACACTGGCACGGCAACGGCAACTCCTGTTGGAGTTTTTTTGGGGTGTACTTACACAGACCCCTCATTAGGGTACACATTATTTAGTCAATACTGGCCTACAGGTACTGTAGCTAGTGATGCTTTTGCCTATATAAGTGATGACCCTGACGCTTTATATAAGGTAGTGGTTACTGCCGCAGGTACGAGCACTGTAAGTTCTGTAGCTCGTACTGCAATCGGCAATAATTCTGCTCTTATCCAAGGGACTGGATCAACTACTACAGGCGATTCAGCGGTTTCCATCAGTGCTACTACTGCCACTACCAACACTCTCCCCATACGTATTATCGACATTGTGCCAGATACAAAAACAGCGTCCGATGCTTTTGTGGAAGTGATTGTGAAGTGGAATTTTGGTATGCACCAGTATGAAAACGCTACCGGCGTATAGGAGGTTAAATAATGGCTATTTCACGAGCACAATTACTTAAAGAACTCCTGCCGGGGTTAAACGCTCTGTTTGGTTTGGAGTACGCAAAATACGCAGATGAAGCGAGAGAAGTTTTCGAGACAGAATCTTCAGATCGTTCGTTTGAGGAAGAAGTGAAGTTATCAGGTTTTAGTGCAGCCCCCGTTAAAAATGAGGGTTCTGCTATAGCGTATGATAACGCACAGGAAGCGTGGACAGCGCGATATACCCACGAAACCATAGCAATGGGATTCTCTCTCACCGAAGAGGCGATTGAGGATAACTTGTATGATTCGTTGTCGGGTAGATATACCAAAGCTCTTGCACGGGCTATGGCATATACCAAGCAGGTTAAAGGTGCGGCAATCTTAAATGACGCTTTCACGGGCGGCCCTAGTTATGGTGACGGAGTAGTATTATGTTCCACTGCACATCCATTGGTGTCCGGCGGTACTAACTCTAATCGTCCCACTACTGCTGCTGATCTTAATGAAACTTCCTTGGAAGCGGGTGTTATTCAGATTTCTGGATGGACTGATGAACGTGGATTGCTGATTGCTGCAAAACCACGTAAGTTGGTTATTCCTGCTGCATTGCAGTTTGTCGCAACAAGGCTGATGGACAGTGATTTACGTCCTGGCACTGCCGACAACGATATTAACGCAATGCGTAATAACGGGACTATTCCAGATGGGTATACAGTTAATCACTATTTGACTGATGTTAATGCGTGGTTTGTACTAACTGACGTACCTAATGGGCTGAAGCACTTTGTCCGAACCCCAATGCAGACTTCTATGGACGGGGACTTTGATACTGGCAACAGCCGGTACAAAGCCCGTGAGAGATACTCTTTTGGTGTCTCTGATCCATTAGGCATTTACGGGTCACCGGGCGCAACTTAAACAAAAACGTTCTCCCACTCGTTTTTGGCCTCAACCACTTAGGTGGTTGGGGCTTTTTATTGCAAAGAATAAGTCTCCGTGGTATATATCGAGGACATTTCCGAGAACAATTAAAGTGTCTGACAGACTCGGCTGACGTCATGCAGACAGGCACACTTACTCGCATGAGAGGAACCTCTAATGGCTCTAACCACTTTTCAAGGCCCAGTTCGTTCGTTGGGTGGATTTTATTCCCAAGGCCCAGCGGCTACTGTTACTCTTACCACCGATACCACTCTTAGCCCCACGACTCACGGCGGCAAGATTATTCTCCTTAACAATTCATCACTGACCCTCACGCTTCCTGAGATTAGCGTGGCGGCTGATCCCACTACCAGTGGCCCCGGCGCAGACCCCAACACCCTTAGCAATGTAGGGCTGGTGTACAACATAGTATTTCTGGTTGATTGTACCTTGGCCTTGGAGTGTGGCGGCTCAGGAACTCCGGGCGATCTCTTCGTGGGACAGATTCTTCTCGGCAAGTCAGGGGCGGCGGAACAGTATATTCCCAACGGTAGTACCAATGATGTGATAAACACCAATACTACTACTAAGGGGGGCATAGCTGGTTCCAGCATTCAGGTGGTTCCTATCTATACCAACAAATGGCAGGTTTCTGGCGTTTTGGTTGGCTCCGGTAGTCTGGTGACACCCTTCGCAGATGCATAATTTAATGGTGTAGTTGCATTGTTAAACTGGTGTAACTGCGCTGATAGCTGGAGATAGATATGGCAGATGCAGTAACAACCCAAACCATTCAAGACGGTCAGCGTACCGCCATCATGAAGTTTACGAATTTATCTGATAATACTGGTGAAACCAATGTTATTAAGGTGAATGTCTCTGATTTAGAAGTTCAGGACACTACAGGCGCTGCTTGTACGACCGTTACTGTACAGTCTATTCAGTTTGTAACTTATGGGATGTCTGTACGAATTGACCTTGATGCTACCGCTAATGTGCTACTGGCAACGCTTCCGCAGGATTATTCAGATACTTTGGATTTTTCGGCTTATGGCGTTCCTAACAATCTACGATTGGTCATGCTACTGGGGATTCGTACATGGTGGTGTTAACCATGACGAAGAACTATGGGTAATGCCCAGTAAGAGTAAAGCTCAGAAGCGATTAATGGCCGCAGTAGCCAATAATCCTAAGTTTGCTAAAAAGGTTGGCGTGCCACAGTCTGTCGGACGTGAGTTTGCTAACGCAGATAAGAGGAATAAAGATATGCCTAGTTTTTATAAAAGTACCGCTAATAAGCCGGGAAAAGCAGTGAAGAAAGGATATGCTCATGGTGGGATGGCCCGCGATAAACGGGTATTACGTAATCTTGATGATGAAGATTATCGTATTAGAAACAGAACTGGTAGTAATACGGATGCTGAACGACGGCGGATTAACAGGGAAAAAACCTATGAGAGGCGTCATATGGCGAAAGGTGGCAAAGTTCAGGGGTATAACGCCCGTCTTGATGAATCGTTAGGAGCAAGGAATAAGACTAAGGGGGAACAATCCCTTAAAAGTCGCCGTAAGGAAAGCGAAGGAATGGAAAAAGCGGCGGGAAAACGCAAATATCAAGCGGTGAAGAAGATGAGTAGTGGTGGATTGGCTAAAAATATCAATGGTGTAGCTACGCGTGGTCTTACCAGAGGTCGGTTTGTATAAAGGAGAATAACATGGCAAAACTCGAAATTTTTCAGAATGGAGCGTTCGCAGATGGAACACCAGCCCATCAAATAGGAACTTCAAATGCAGATGGGGGCCATGACGCAGTAGTTTTCGAGCCAATGACATTAGCCGATGCTAAAAGCAAGCTGAAGACGTTAGGAAGTACTAAGTCCACTACTATCAAAGCAACAGGTGTAAGTGGGACGGCAACTGTAAAAGCTACAGCCGTACCTAAGCCTAAAGCTAAGAAGACGGCAAGGAAAAAATAATGGCTAGAAAAAACAAAAACTGGATACAATCGGCGATAAAGAACCCCGGAAGTCTACGTAGAACGGCTGGTGTGAAGAAGGGGCAGAAGATAAGTAGTCGAGAATTAAGCAAATTAAGTAAGTCCAAGAACCCTACTACTCGAAAACGGGCTAATCTCGCCAAAACTCTGAAAGGGTTTAGAAAAAAGTAGGAAAAAATGGCTACTTCCAATACTACTGACTTCAATTTGGAGTTCACAGAAATAGCAGAAGAAGCATGGGAACGTGCCGGACGGGAAATGCGCTCGGGATATGACCTTCGGACTGCTCGTCGTTCTATGAATCTAATGACTATTGAGTGGCAGAATCGTGGCATTAATATGTGGACGATTGAAGAAGGGACTATTAATCTCGTCAAAGGTACAAGTGAGTACACACTTCCGGCTGATACGATAGATATTATGGAACAGACTCTGAGAACAGGGGATGGAAATGTTACTACTCAAACAGACTTAACTTTATCCCGCATTAGCTTCCCTACCTATGCGTCTATCCCCAACAAACTTACTCAAGGCAGACCCGTTCAGCTTTTAGTGGAACGGTTGCGTGATGCTCCTAAAGTTCTAATTTGGCCTGTTCCCGATCAAGGGACGGTGGCGGTTCCGTTTTATATCTTACGATATTGGCGTATGCGGAGGATACAAGATGCGGGAAGAGGAACAGAAACCCCTGATGTTAATTTCAGATTTTTACCCGCGCTGGTAGCGGGGCTGGCTTACTATATTGCAACTAAAACCCCAGAGTTTATGCCACGGATAGAAATGCTAAAAGCTCAGTACGATGAACAGTTTGATATGGCAGCCGGAGAAGATAGAGAGAAAGCTACAGTGAGGTTAGTGCCTCGTGTGGTGCAGTAATGGGAGAATTTGCTTCCTCTAAAAATACGATAGCAGAATGTGATATTTGTGGTTTTCAGTATAAATTACGGAAACTTAGACGATTAGTTATAAAAAATATTGAAACTGATTTAAAGGCATGTGAGGAATGTTGGAACCCATCGCAACCTCAACTAATGCTAGGTACGTTTCCTGTGCATGATCCACAGGCTGTTCGTGACCCACGACCTGATTTTGCGGGATACCCCCAAAGTAGGGATATTCAATGGGGATGGAACCCAGTAGGGTTAGACGATCCTTTTAACCTTACGCCAGACAATTTAGAAGCTACAGGGGCCGTAGGGCAAGTTACAGTTACTACAACGTAAGGTGAAGATATGGCTAAGAGTAAAAGCGTTAAAGTTGTAAAGGGGGA